TGGTGACACTGGTGACATTGGTGACACTGGTGACACTGGTGACAAAGGAGACAAAGGAGACAAAGGGGACCAAGGAGACAAAGGGGACCAAGGAGACAAAGGGGACCAAGGAGACAAAGGGGACCAAGGAGACCAAGGAGAACAAGGAGCTACAGGTGCAAGAGGCCCTGCCGGTTTAGCTGCTGTAGGAGGTCTGTTTAGTCAAGACAATCTTGAACCTTTTAAACCTATAGATTTAGGATATGGACCTTTAGCTCCTACCAAACCTGCAACTCTTTTTGACTATATAGATTACAATGAAGCTCTTAGGAATATAGGACGATGACGTACTTAGAATTAGTTAATGGAGTCCTGAGAAGACTCAGAGAGGATACAGTAACCTCTGTCAACCAAAATGACTACTCTGCACTTATTGGGGACTTTGTTAATGACGCTAAGCGTACTGTAGAAGACTCTTGGGATTGGTCTGCATTACGAGACACTCTTACAGTAACCACTAGCTCTGGAGTTTTTAATTACGTACTGACTGGCTCTGAAAATAGAATAAAGATTCTGGATGTCATCAATGATACGTCTAATTGGTTTATGGAATATCGTCCAGCCCATTGGATGAATGATCGTTATTTAATTAAAGATGTAGCCTCTAGTAGTCCAAAGTATTATAGTTTTAATGGTATAAACTCCAGTGGAGACACACAAGTAGATTTGTACCCAAAGCCAGACGCTGTGTACAGCCTACGGTTTAACGTTGTTAAAAGACAAGCTGATTTGTCTGCTAATGAAGATGTGTTATTAGTACCTCACATGCCTGTAGTCCATTTAGCATTGGCTTTAGCAGCTAGAGAGCGTGGAGAGACTGGAGGTAGAACAGCCGGTGAACTTCTTAACTTTGCAGGAAATTATTTATCAGACGCTATTGCTCTAGATGCACATAAGCACCCTGAAGAAATGATCTACATGGCAGTCTAATATGGCTCAAGACAGACAAAATATAACGATTGCTGCTCCAGCGTTTAGGGGTCTTAATACACAAGACTCTCCCATTACGCTGGATGCTTCCTTTGCGTCCATTGCGGATAACTGCGTCATTGACCAGTACGGACGTATTGGATCTCGTAAGGGTTTTACAGCCATTACTACTGACACTTCACCAATTAACGGTAGTAACGGAATTGAGTCCATTAAGGAATACATTAATCCAGCAGGGTCTAACGTAATATTCTCTGCGGGTAACAGTAAGATTTTTAGTGGCACTACAACCCTTACAGATGAAACACCCGTTAGCTACACTATCTCCGGTAACGATTGGAAGATGGTTAATTTTAACGGTAGCATCTATATGTTTCAAAGGCTGCATGAGCCTTTAGTGTATTCCAACAGTTCAGGAGCAGTAGAAAAGATGTCTACTGTGACGTATGCTGCTGGTACGCCTCCGCAAGCCCATGAAGTTCTTCCTGCATACGGTAGACTTTGGGTAGCGGACATTAGTGCAAACAAATCTACAGTTTATTGGTCTGACTTATTGAATGGCTCTGCGTGGACTGGGGGTACTTCCGGTTCATTGAATGTGAGCAAAGTGTGGCCTAACGGTTCAGATGAGATTGTCGCTCTAGCGGCTCATAACGGCTATCTAATCATCTTTGGCAAGAACACTATACTAACCTACAGCGGTGCTTCAGATCCTGCTACAATGGCTCTAGCGGACACTGTGGCTAATGTAGGGTGTGTCTCTAGAGATTCCGTACAGCACACCGGAACAGATTTAATTTTTCTATCTTATGAGGGCGTAAGAAGTTTAGGTAGGACTATTCAAGAAAAGTCAATGCCTGTAAGAGACATTAGTAAAAATGTTCGCAACGACTTGATGTATGTAAATACTCAGCAAATCAATAGTCCTATTAGAAGTATCTATAGTCCGGAAGAAGCATTTTATTTGTTAGCTTTTACAGACTCTAACTATGCGTACTGTTTTGACATGAGAGCACCATTAGAAGATGGGTCTCATAGGGCGACTACGTGGTCCAACGTAAACTTACGGTCCTTTGAAAGACTACAAGATGGGACATTGTACGTAGGCAATACTAATGGTATTGCAGAGTACAGCAACTATCAAGACTACGGTGCTAGTTATGATATGTCTTACTTTAGCAATCCTTTGACTTTTGGGGATAGCTCAAGACTGAAGATGCTCAAAGAAATTATCATGACGTTTATTGGTGGTCAAGGAGCACAGGTTAATATTAACTGGGGCTATGACTACACTCAAGCGTACAAGAAACAAATTGTAACTATTGATTCTGGTAGTGTTGTAGGATACTACGGTGTCTCTGAATATGAAAGTGACATTGTAGCCAGACCGGATTCAAAATGGGCAGAATACAGTTCATCTGTTATTGTAGACAGACCTAAAACTAAAACAACGGGGACTGGCACAGTAGTGACAATAGGTATTGAAGCAACTATAAATCAAAATGCTTTATCTTTGCAGGAAGTTAATATTCAAGCTTTAATCGGTAGGATGATATAATGAGTAATTATTCAAAAACCACAAACTTTACAGCCAAAGATACTCTTCCTACAGGTAACGCAGCGAAGATTATTAAAGGCGCAGATTTTGACACAGAATTTGATGCAATCCAAACAGCGGTAGCCACTAAATCAGATACGGCTAGTCCTACATTTACGGGGACAGTAACAATACCTAATCTGACATTTACAGGTACGTTGTCAACTGGAACTATTCAGGGAGGGACGTACTAATGGCGTTTTTAGATGATTTACTGGCTCTTGGTCTAGACGTTAGTGGGATTAAATCAGCTCAATCCGCTCTTGAAAACATTGGAACACAGGCTAAACAAAGAGCAGGGGAAGTAGCTGCTTTAGGTTTAGAACAAACAAAATTTAAGCCTTTTGCTGTTACCACGGGTGTGGGAGGTGTGCAGACAACTCCGGAAGGTGGTTTTAGTCTAAACTTAACGCCAGAGCAGCAGGCTTTACAGCAAACACTCTTTGGTGGGTCTCAAGCACTTGCTGGACAGGCTACAGCAGCTTATGATCCCATCTACCAGCAGCTTGCTCAACAAGCCTATGGTGGTGTGTCTCCCCTTTTAACACAGGCTCAGCAGGCTTCTATGGCTGCTGGAGCTATGGACAGAGGGGCTAGAGAACAAGAAATCATGGGGAAATTTGCTGCATTGCAGGCTCCTCAGCAAGAAAGAGACAGATTAGCTCTAGAAAATAGATTGGCTGCACAGGGTAGATTAGGCACACAAACGGCTCAGTTTGGTGGTACTCCAGAAGGCCTAGCGTTGGCTAAAGCACAAGCAGAAGCTGGAAACCAAGCAGCTCTCATGGCTATGCAGCAAGCAGGCACAGAGCAGCAACAGGCCATTCAAAGAGCAGCGGGTCTACAGGGTCTTGCCAGCGGTATGTTCGGTATGGGAACTACAGCTCAGATGACACCTAGACAGATACAAGCAGCAGACCTACAAAATTTAGGTGCTATGATGACTGCTGGGTATGCTCCAGAACGTGAACTATTAACTGCACTACAGCCTGCAATTAATATTGCTTCCATTGCAGACATTGGCAGACGTACTGGTGCTGGTTTGTTTGGTGAAGCAGAAATGAGCGGTATTCAGGCACAGCTTGAAGCACAGCAAAGATCCGCTGAACTTGAAAGATCTTTGTTTAGTTCTTTAGCACAAGCTGCTGCTGCTCGTAATCAATCTGGGGCTGGATTATTTGGACAACTTGCTGGTGCTACAGGATTAGATCAGTTTAAAGGTCAAAAATGGTATGACTGGCTCTTTGGGGGTTAATAACTAATGGCTAAATTTTCAGAAAGTTTATTTCAAAGTATTAGGGACTTTGGAAAGATGTCTCCAACAGAAGGCCGCAGGCAAGCCATGCAACATGCTCCTGTTTATAAGCAAATGGGAACAACAGATCCTATTGCTCGTAGCGCCGGTAGGTTGTTTGGTAATTTTGGTTTAGATACAAGTTCTCTTCAGACTGCTCCAGAGCGTATTGCTGCTGAGACTAAAGGGTTGGACATGTCTAAACCTATGGACGCTGCACAAGCAATGTTAATCAGAGCACAGTACATTCAAGATCCTCAAGTACAAGCTGCTATGATTATGAAGGCTCAAGAGATCATGCAGTTAGACCAGAAAAGAGCTTTAGAGGAGGCACAAGCAGCCAGAGACGCTGCTTTGCAACAACAG